TCCCAAATGATATGAAGACGAGGAACGTAGATCGTATTACTATCGGTTCCAAAAAACTTTAGATTACGTATTGTATCATAAGAAGATTCAATATCATTATTGAATTTCAGAATTAATCCATCATTTTCAAATCTACCAGATCCAGTTGTCCATTTGTTTATTATGGAAGTAACATCCATGTATATATCAGATGATTCAAAGGAGAAAGATTGAGTGCACTCTAAATCTGCATAGTTCCACCAAGTGCCGCCGCCTTCATTTGTAAAGTATGATGAAGTTACATTAGCATTTATGTCACCAAAAATAAGAGATGAAGTTACCCAAGTTTCAGAAATTTCATCCCAAGTTAATTGAGAAGAAACCGGAGGTATTTCCCACTCTACTCCCGTAGTTTTTGATGTTCTATATTTCCACGATACACCATCTGTGGTTATTGGTTTATTAAAGTATTTACCTGTTCCATTTGTCCAGGATGAACTTAAAGGATATGCATATATAACATACTCTTGTGGTATTTCTCTAACTTCTGCGGTTCGTAATGATAGATAATACTTTGCAGTTGATGATATTTTTCCGGCAGTAATATCACTTTCAACACCGGATACATCAAACTTCATCAAGATTCTACTGTTGTATCTCGATGAAGAATTTGGAGATTCGTGTGATAACTCTAATATTTGATCTATGCCAGTATTTAGAGACTCGGTTTTTTCGTAAATGGTTGCATCTCTTTGTGCGTATATTGTTCTTATCATCCGAATGCCCTCACTCTACCAATAATGTCATTGTTTGGGTAACGAACTTCAAATATAGATGGATCGAGTGATGGAAAAATTATCCCATCCTTTGTTGCCTTTTCAATGTCATATGCATTTGGATAATAACCAGCATCAACATCGTTCAAGTTTTTGATCTTTACATCAACAACAGTCTGAACACCTTCTACTTTATCAAGCTCTGTAAAAATATTACTGATCACAATAGGTTGATTTATCTGCCATCTCTTTATGTCAAAGTATTGTTTTAATCTATCAATACATCTTAGAATGACTTGATTTCCATTTTGATCTGGAAGTGTTATGATTTCAAAATCTATACCAATGTTGATGATGAACGCATCTTTGATGTTTATAGCATCCGTCAACATTCTGTGGTATCCAAGATACTCTTTTAGATTTTCTTTCGTTGCGTTGTTTATTCTAGTTAATTTTCCGAGAGCGTCATATCCTAATACATACAGATTTAATGCAAGCTGATTTGTTATTCTGTCTGAATTGTATATCGACTCTTCCGTCAGTTGATCATCTTTTGTTATATATGCTTTTGCAACTGCACCGTATTTTTGTGGAAGACTGTATGTTCGTATGATATAGTCTTCTTTGGTTACCGCACGGTTTTGTGAAGCAAAATAAGCAAGAGCATTTTGACGAATTTCATCCACCGTTTCACCCTGCTTTGCACCAGATGCAGGTTCTGGATTAGTTACTGCGAGACTGCCAAGTGATTGTCTATACAAAGTAGTATCCAGTGCTGTCTCATCTAATAAAATAGAACGAGACTTTACTCTGGTTATTGTTTCACTTGGAACATTGTCTTTAATACCACCACCGACGGTGTAATACAAAGTTATTTCTGTATTGTTTGGAGCAAGTCCGTATGTTTTGGTATATAGGAAGTTTGAAGGATCAATATCCAAAGATGCAGCCGATTCTATTCCTATTAGTGAAGTTCCAACCAAGTCTGGATTTGGTATTAGTATCTCATCGTCTAAATTAGATACACCAGCACCAAATTGAATTTCTACCTTACCATTATCGAGTTGATTTGTTATAAATCTTCTTGAAACTTTTCTTAACTTCAATAGATAAGGGGTTTCTTCTCTATAAACAGACAATTCTCTATCATTTCTTGATATATTCGGAGTCGGTTCAAAGATTGTATCTTGTGCAAGATATGGAACATGATACCACTTGTTTCCATCAGAATCTATACCATACAATATTTCTATGATGTTAGAATCTTCCAATTCAATCTTATCGTAAGGTTTTGGATCACCAAAAGAATATGTCTTTGTTCTTATTTCACCAGAAACTGCTTTAACTTGCTTTTTTAACAGATAAAATGTTGGTTCATTTGTAATGTTATCTACTTCAAAAACAGAAACTTCGGTAGGTTCAACACTACTACTAAACTTAAAATCAACATAATCGATTGTTCTAAACTCTGTTGTAATATTTCTGTTATCGGAAGCAACCACCATCCCCTGCTCTATCGCAAAAGCATAAGAAAAATCTGGTCTATTGTTTGTTCCACTACCAATAGATGGAACTATTTGAAATACGTCAAGTGTTACATTTGAAGCAATATTTGTCTTTGGATTGTATCCAAGAGACTGTGCAATGTTCAAAATATTTTGACGTTCTGATGCTTGTAATATAAGAGACTCTTGAAGACTGACATCCGTGTAGTAAGATAATACGTCACCAACATATGCAGCCATTTCCAAGAACATCATTCCAGGAGATGACTCATTAAAGTCTTGATATGTGTCAGGAAAATAGTTCTTTGCAAAGTCAATTAGATTCTGCTTTAAAGAAGGAAAATCTCTTGACAAATACCGTATATCTTTTTTTACTAGATCAGCCATTAGTTTTGTGCCTCTTGAATTCTCAAATCACCCGTATCTGATATAAATATCTGAATGGGCAAATATATGTTTGTTCCTGTTATCTTTAATTCTAAGAATATACCAACCGCATGAGTGGGGTCATCTACTCTACCATCTTCTGACATATTAAGATTAACATCCAGTCGTGTTATCCCAACATATGGTATCCAAGTATTTATCGCACTGATGATCTCTCCCCTAATCGCATCTATAAATTGAGACTCGTCGGTAATATTATCGAATAGAATGAATCTTAGTTCTGTTCCAAAATCTGGCAACATATATCGTTCACCCTTCGCAGTTAAAAGTAGATTCTTTATATTAGAAAATACTTGAACCCTATTTGTAAAACTCTGAAAGAATACACCATTAGGGTTATTAAAAGGAATGGTGACTCCAATTGGCTTCGTATAGAAGTTTATTGAAGAACTTGGTTCGTTAATTACGATACTTTTTCTTCTGTATCTTGCCAATTCTTATCTCCCCGTCTTTTCGTTGATTTTAGCCATCAAAGCAGAGTAGTCTCGTGTTAGTGCTTGATGGACTTCGGGCGCAACTTCATTTGGATCAACACCGGCTGGGGTTGTATCAATATGACGATCATCATACATAGATGCAAATGAATTCAAAGAGTTTGAATCAAACCGCATCTCACGATATTCGCCATGATCTTCATCCATAGCAGCTTGCATAGACATTCTAGTTTCATTCAACAAGTCTTGGATACTGTTCATTTTTCCAGTTGAAGATGTTGTTTTTGGAGATGGTTTTTTTGAAACTTGCTTATAAAGATTTATTCCATGATTAATAGTTTCACTAACCGGTTTTTGTTTCTTGTCCGTTAGTCTTTTTTCTAACGCATATTCTATTTCTTCTCGAATAATAGAACGTATTTCTTTCAAAAACTTTTTTGTATCCATTTCTGCATCCTTTGTTTTGTTTTTATGTTTATAAATAGTAAGTTATCCAATATCACGTTAAGGAACGTCATTTGGCCATCTGAAACCAAGAACTTTACTTCTGGGATATTTAGAAATTTTTACAGAGTTACTTTGATTTCCACCAAGTACCCAGACGTATTTATCATCCCATTCTAATAAAAAACCAACGTGGCCACGAGGACCTAAGGGAGTGTCATACCACTTAAACACAGTTATTGCACCATATCTTGGTTTTGTGCTAGATGATTCTGACCATGTTAACCAAGATATAGCGGCAAGACTCCGTGTTCCATCATATCCTGCTTCCTGTATCGTCCAGTTTACAAATGCGGAACACCATCCAATTTCATCATTTGTTACACCACTTGCACTTCTAATATACTTTAATACATCAGGACTGTGGTTAGGTCCTGGTGTTTCCTTTACACCCACCTCACCTTTTGCAATAGTTATCCATTCTGGTTCAGAATCAGATACAACAGGTGTACCACCCAACAAATAATTGTAGTATCTTTCAGTGTTCGTGTATCTTTGTTCATAAGTATCATAGCTGTTTGAGACCGCCTTTGTTACCTCTTTAACAACAGCACGACTTACTTCATTTCTTGAATTTACACCTCTGTGGTTTTCCCACCACATTAGTGCAGTGAATATTGCATATTGTTCTTCTGATGCTCTCCACGGTTCTTTTACAAAGTCTACTGAGGTCTTAACAAATTTACCATCTTTACCAAAGTATTGATTCATTGCCTCATATTGAGTTTTTCCTGTTATTTGTATTGACCCATGTCCTCTATATGCGTATCCATCTGGACTTCCAGAGTAATGTCCAGGGTTTATGATAGATTTATCTCTCGGTACATCCGATGAAATATTTTTTGGTCCACCTGTTGCTTCAGACTTTCTATTGAACTTATTACCCAATTCATTTCTAGGTGTTGTTCTACCACCATAATATGAATCAAAAAATCCGTTATTGTTCCAAGGTGGAACTTCAACACCGTAGCTAAACTGAGTGTTGTTATCACTATATGAAAACTTATCTTCATCACCGGTCTTGTAGTTTGAAAACTTATTCTTTACACGTAATATACCATCACGACTATAATAGACGTATTCTGGAAAGCCGCGAAGTGACTCACTAGTAATTTGACCAAAAAATATCGCAACCTTTTCTCTTGTGTTTATTTTGAAGTTGTTGACTATAATGTCTGCTCTATCTCTAATATACTTTGGAAGCATATTGTTTGGCATACTTTGTATTCTGTCTATCAACTGTTGAGAAGTATATGATCTACTAATTGCAGCAGCTCTTTCTTTTGCATCCAACTGAACATCGGGGGGTCCACTTTGTTGATTTACACCACCTTTTTTTCTTCCAGGATTTTTATCAATCGTGTTATTCACACCACGAGAACTGATGAAGAGTTCTGTTGAGCTACCAATAGATCGAACTGTTCCAGTAAATATTTCTTCCTCACCCGTTGATGGAGCTATCAAATCTTCAAAGTTATCTACACGATCGTCTGGTGGACTTACCACGGATAAACTTTGTTTGGTTTGATTGTTATTAGTTACTGACATTTTTATTCTCAATTATGGGGTTGTTAATCAAGGTCATCTGTTACATCACTTTGTTCTGAGATCGATTGTGTCTTATTGCTTATTGATCCCGCATCTTTATTCACAACAGCTGACATAAGATCACTATCAAATGTTGTGTCTTTATTTGTTTCATAGTTTGCAGGTGGATTAAACTTACTCATATCAGTTAAGTATTTTTTCCATGCACTATCATAGAACCAAGTTGTTGCATCTTTATCTCTAACACCATATACGGTTTGTTGATTTGGATCCCACAATGCAAATCCTTGCCACTCGGTTCCAGTTCTTGTGTCTCTTGGTGTTAATGCGGTTTCATCTGGTGATGATTTTTGTCTTGGTGGTTCTTCACCGGCATCTCGTTTTTCTTGTCTTTGTTCTCTTTCTGACTCTTTAGCTTTGGCATCATCGGTTGGACCTGCACTAAACTCATTAACAAATGCAAGTCTCG